GCTGCCAACATAGCACCTTCAGTAGTAGCACCAGTGGCCAACTGTGTTACATAAGGCAAGGCCTGTGCAGGAGTAGGAGCAGTTCCGACTACGTTGGTGTAAACAAAGTTAACAAAACTTGCATAGTCTGAACCACCTGCGGCTGTTGCAAATACACTAGAGCTGGCAATGGCTTGACCAACTTGTGCGCTGGTTTGTCCGGCGTCTTCCATTTTGATACCAAGACCTTCGTATGTGGTGTTGACTGTGCCGCCCAAGCCGGCTTTGAGTAATGCATACACGTCGCCAGCAGTTCCGCTGACATCAAATGCAGTTGCTTTGTCTGTGAATGTAATACGCTCGTGATTTTCTAATTTGAAACTCACTGTTGTATCTAATGCAGATGTTACTAAAATAGCCTTGTTGGTTGTATCATTAACCACAGTGTAGTCTGCACTCTTATCATTAAGCACATAGTTGTCAATACCGTTAGTACCAGTTACATCAATGATGGTGTCAATGATGCCATTGCCAATAGCGCCAGTACCAGATGTAGCAAAGCCAGTGATTTTACCACCTGTACCAATGCCGGTAACGATTACCACGTCATTGTTAGTGGGAGCTGCGCCACCAAGGGCAGTACCAGCAATAGTTACTGTATCACCAAGAGCATATCCTGTGCCCGAGTTAGTAGATTCAACTGCGGTTGTATATACGCCATTGGTTTTTGTTACGTCAAACTTAGCACCGGTACCCGAGCCACTGGTTGTGCCCGTTACTGCGTTATAAGTTGCGTTGATTGGGACTACCCCGATTGTTACTGTTGTTGTCATTTATTTTCCTTTGAATTCAATAAAGTAATAGTATATAGTATTTCTACTAGTAGGTCAAATATTTTGTTAGCCATAAAAAAGAGCCTTTCGGCTCTCAGTGTTGGTTACGAGTTCCAACATCCACTCTATCAGTGTGGCCGGTTTTAAATATTTTTGCCCAAATTGATTAAATGCGCACGATTGCCAACACCAATTACACAAGCATCGTTGTTTTGGTATTGGATCATGGTCCAGGATTTTGTTTTGGGATTAACCATCAATATGTATTTGGAGTCATCGTCGGCACCATTCCAAAATGGCACTTCATTATATTCGCCAGACACATATTCTATTACAGTTTTAAGATCACTACAAACAATGGGTTTTTGAGATTTATATATTTGGGCGTTGGCTACAAGACTGGTTAGGGCTAATAGGAACGCTATTGATCGCCACATAGCCACTCCTTAAAGCAGTATTTAGTGACCGGGCCAAGCAAACCAACTATATTTTTGTAGGCGACGTATTACTTCGTCTTCGGTTATAGAGAATTCTTTAGCAACTATTTCAACAAACATAACCCAATGTTCTGCGTAGTCTTCTATACCCTGTATCCATTGTTGGTACATATTATATAATTGATACTCGATCATTTCTTGACTTTTTTAACTGGGGGTATTATGGTGGGCTTTGAAGATTCTTTGGTTTCTCGGAGTAGGCGTTCAACAGTGGGACTATATCGATGAGATGAATGACTCGGGGGTTCTTTCACATTGGGTTTGCGTCTAAACCAACTCATCGGCATCTCCTTAATCTTACAGATATTTACACACTGGTATCTGTAAAATTAAGTACTGCGTTTTAGTCTATCTTCTTTGCTATTTCTTCGTAGAAAGAGTCTAGTTCCCCGCCAAATTTGCCCGTTAATATAGGCATTAAATCTCGACACAGTTGATAGTTTTTGGCATTGTAAGCATTTATAAACTCTTGGTGCAGATTCTTGTAACTTTCCAATGTAGACATTTCCATCACAATCTTTTCTGCTGGCAGTACACAATACACCGGAGTAGGCTCGCCATTGACGTCAAAAGTTTCAAGCTCTAACAAGGTATGCTTGCTCTTTAGCAAATGAATTGCAGTTGGTTCCCAAACTATTTGCATTAACGTTCCTTTGATATTTTTAATCTATGATATATTTCCTGCACACCTTGTGCTTGGCTAATACAATCTTCTAAGGCATTGTGTAGGCCGGCTTTGTTTTTTTCTCTAGGATCGCCATGTACTCCAAACAAGGTACGACTATCACGTATTTGCCAAAACTGCCAAGGTGTAGGCCAGCCCATTTGTCTATAGATGTTTTCTAGTATCACAATATCAAATGCAGGGCCTTGGCACCAAATATTATTTACGCCAACTAAGAATCTATTCAGTTGTTGATACATGTCGGTTAGGCTGATGCGTCCGGTTTCGCCTAATGCTTCTTCACGAACATCTTCAGCTTGTCTCCCCCACCATTCAAGAGTATCTTCTTGTACCTCACGGCCCAGTTCTAACTGTTCGTTAACATCAATTCGGAAATACAATCCGTCTCCGAACCGGTCAACTTCAAAAGGATCAAACTTGACTGCGCCTAGTGTGAGTATGGCACAGTCAGGGCGGGTTCCTAACGATTCTAAATCAATCATACAATCCATGCTTGTATTATACTAGGTTTTTACTTAGTTGTCAAGATTTTGTGGCTTTCTGCTTCAGCCACACGTCGACGCAAATTGGTACTGGAGAAACTGTGATCTCGTCCATTGTGTACAATTTCGATACCACGTGCCCAGCAGGCTTCATCACCGGTAAATCGTTTGCCTTCGTACTCAACACCCAATACACGTACATCAATTGGTAATGTAAGTAAGATGTCTACTAGGTCTTGCTCCGTGCTATATACCACAACTTCATCTACGTATCTGCAGCCTGCCAATTGTATTTGACGTTCCACAATGCTTTGGATAGGTTTGTTTTTGGTATCGGGGCGATCAATTGTGGGATCTGTTTGCAAGCCAGCAATTAAATAATCGCAATGATTTTTGGCATCCGATAACATGGCCACGTGTCCAGCATGTAAAAGATCAAACGAACTAAAAACTATACCAATTCGTTTTCCATCGGCTTTGAGTTTTTTAAAATTATTAAATATGTTCATATGTATTTTATGGTAATAATATTACGATGTATTTTGTCGTAAAAAGTTGCTCTATGTTTTATCCCTAATGCTATCATAGCATCTTTTATTGAGGGATATTCTATATTGTTTATTATAACTGGTTTATATTTTTTTATCAATGGTTTTCCAACTCTTTTGGCCATTGCTTCACCATGAGATTTTTTCCAGGCTGGATTATTTGCTCTATCAAATTCAATATTGCTTTTACGTATTTTTTCGATAGTTTCAGCAGTTTGGGTTAAACCTTCATGTCCATTTGATTTTCCTTTTTTAGAATTTTGTATTTTTTGATTACGGAGTGTTTTCTGTTCGGTAGTTAAAGAAGAATGCCACTGCTTTATTCCAGCAGACCTTTTTTTCGTTATCAATTCTTTATTGGGATGATTACTTGTAGTATCACCACCAGTGCCACCATCTGTTATATTATATAAATTTTCTACTAACTTACTTTTTTTAATGTATTCTATTTCGAGCATGTCAAGTTCTTTTTTTGACTCTGCCCAACAAAGTATTTCAATTTTAAAATTTTCTTTACCGTATTTTTTTATGGCATCATTTAATATAACACCAGATCCATAATATGTTGGGCAAAAATTTGCTGATTTTTTCTGCCCAACATAAGATCTTTGATTGATTAAATTTGTCGTCTTGTAAATGTATCCGTACATGATATCTCCTATACATTATTTATTACATTGACAACATTTAACCTATCATTTTAACTGTCCTGTTCAATTTTTACCTGTAAAGGATAACCATTGTTGCGTGCCAACAAGGTGACTTCTATACCTTTTTGTTCAGCCATTTCATATGGCATTACTGCTACTACTGCAGATCCTTCTTCGTGAACTTTTAATGTCAGTGCTTCAGCAGCACCTTCATCGTAGCCAAAAATAAGTCGTAGCGTTTCAACAACAAACTCCTGTGTGGTAGTTTCATCATTGATGTAAATTATTCTGTATTGCGGAGGTTCGGGAATGTTCTGTTTAGGAGCGATTCGTTCTCTCACTGGAGTTTCTGTTTTTGTATTGGCCATTATTTTTCACTCATAATAAAAGGGGAAGTTTTAAGTTCCCCTTATTGTAACATACTGCTGATTACTTAGCAAATGTTATGGCGATCTTTTTAGCCTTTTGTTCTTCCGGAACTACTTCCTCAAGAGCAACTGCTAGGATACCATTCTTAACTGTAGCACCTTTGACTTGAATGTGTTCAGCCAAGGGAAATGTGCGAACAAAATTGCGAGTTGAAATACCTTTATGCAAGTATTCCACATCTTTGTCAGTTTTTGTTTGCTCGCCTTTTACTGTAAGAACATTGTCCTTTAGTTCAAGATCGATTTCTTTTTCACTGAACCCAGCAACGGCCAACTCCAACACATAGTGTGTGTCGTCCAGTTTGACCACGTTGTGTGGGGGATAATTACCATCTGCTTTACTGTTGGCAAAGGTTTTGTTCAGCTGATCAAACAGTTGGTCAAAGCCAATTGCGTGACGGTGTAAAGCTGGTAAATCAATCGTGTGAAGTGTAAATTGTGTCATTTTATTTCTCCTTTAATAAGCAAGTTATGACTAATGTTGTAGCCCGACTATCGGCACTACACATTTATTTATTATACACAAAGTCTAATAAAATACAATTATTTTGGTTGAATTCTTTTTAGAACTGCATCCCATAAATGTATTCTATGGTGAATAGCTGATACTGCTGCTTGTTCAGCTTGAACAATCTTAACAGGATCACTATCGCATAACATTTCAATCAAATCCAGGCTAGCCGGCCCATGCTCGTCGCCATCTATATCGATATGTCTTTCTAGATAATAATAAAATCTAGGAGTTTGATTTCTGGGAATTTTTAACTGAGCCAACAACGCACTGAACATGTCAGTGATAACAGTTTCTCTGCCAAAACAAAATGCTGCCGCTACCACATGCGGATTTCCTGTGTTGATAAAGTCAAATGTACTGGAGACAAATTCTTTACTTTCTTTTGGTACTGAATTTAATTTTAGTGCCGCATCAACTCCGCTGGTTTTTACTGTTTCTATAAATTTGGTAATTGGGCCAATGTCTGCTCCGATTTCCATCATGCTTTGACAGTATAAATCAAAGTGACTGGATGTTCCTGATAGATTAAAATCACTTTCTTCGGCAATTACAATTTCATTTATCAACCTGGCACTTGAACTACGTTTGTAATTGGTTGGCACCCAAGGCACAGTAGAAGGCACGATTGCATTTTGTAAAAACTTCAACATGCTCATAAAGTCCCATACTGCATAT